CTTGATCCCGTTTGTTAAGAAGGCCGCACATCGGTACATGCAGTTTGACCCTGAAAACTACCCTGTTGCTGACTACAAGTTTAACGCTAGTAGCACACTAGGTATTATTGCTCGTGAGTACGAAGTTACTCAGCTTGTACAACTGTTGCAGACTATGGGTCAGGACTCACCGTTGTACAGTACACTAATACAGTCAGTTATTGACAACATGAACTTGTCTAACCGTGAAGAACTTCTTGCGGCTATGCAACAAGCAATGCAGCCTAATCCTCAAGCACAACAGATGCAAATGGAGGCTCAGCAAGCGCAAATGCAGTTCCAGCAGTCACAAACAGCCGCACTGTCTGCTCAGGCTCAGGAATCACAAGCACGTGCTGCTAAACTCGCTGCAGAGGCTCAAGCAGTACCTCAAGAGCTTGAGATTGACAAGATTAACGCTATTACCCGTAACCTGCGTGAAGGTGACCAAGAGGACAAGGAGTTTGAACGTCGTCTTAAAGTTGCTGAAACGCTTATCAAAGAAAAAGCAATAGACCAAAAAGGACAATCTAATGCTAATAACGCAACGCGAAATGCAAATCCTCCTAGACCAGATCAACAACAACTTCAAAGGCCAGTTCGACCGTCTGGACCTACTGGAGCGCCAAATACAGGAGTTGAGTGATGCCTTCAAAGAAAGACCCAAAACTAGCACGAGCGGGCGTAAGCGGGTACAACAAACCAAAACGGACACCTAGTCACCCTACTAAAAAGTTTGTAGTAGTTGCCAAAGAAGGTGACAAAACAAAAACTATACGATTTGGTGATGCAAAGATGACCATTAAGAAGGATCAGCCTGCGCGTCGTAAGTCGTTTAGAGCACGTCACAAGTGTGACACAAACCCACCAAGTAAACTCACAGCACGATACTGGTCGTGTAAAAAATGGTAAGGAGCTAAACATGCCACAAGGAAAAGGAACATACGGTAGTAAAGTAGGACGACCACCTAAAAAGCGTACTACAACAGCTAATAGATCACCAAGTCGGACACCACCACGCATACCTAGTCCACCTAGGCCGCCTTCTAATCCACCAAGACTTTCACCACTTACGCCTGCAGAACGACGTGAAAGAGCTAATCGTGCTAGACGAGGTACACAAAGCACTACAAAACGTGGATCAAGAACGCGTCGCCCATAATGGCTAAAGCAAAAAGTAAAAAAGCTAACGACGCTTGTGCAAAGAAGGTCAAGTCCAGATACAAGGTCTGGCCTTCTGCGTACGCTTCTGGTGCTGTAGCCAAATGCCGTAAGGTAGGTGCTAAAAACTGGGGTAACAAAAGTGGCCGTAAGAAAAAGTAAAGAGGGTGCAGCCCTTAAGAAATGGTTTAAAGAAGACTGGGTGGACGTTAAAACGGGTAAGCCTTGTGGTCGTAAGTCAGCTACCAAGAGTAAACGTCCTTACCCATCTTGTAGGCCTAAAGCTGTTGCTGCAAAGATGACAGCAGCTGAAAAAAAATCTTCAGCTAAACGTAAGACAGGACCAGCTAAAATTAAACATGCTGTTACAGCTTCAGGGAGACGTAGAAAAAAGTGAGTTACGAAACTAAAGTAAAACAAGCTTTAGATATATGTTTAAACAAAAACTACTTTAAAGGAAACGATAAAGAAACAGCCATAGTAATGTACTCAGGTGGTATGGACAGTGTCTCATTACTATGGAACCTTTTGGAACATACAGAACAAAACATACACGTACACTCAATACACATAGACAACTCTGAAGGCCGTGTTAAAGCAGAAGCAAAAGCCATAGAGAACACAATCAACTACATGAGGAAAAACCAAAGACCTTTTGAGTTTTCTTCCTCAGTGTACTCTTGGAAAGCTAAGTATCCAGGTGGTAAGGACATGGTGCTTGCACTATTCCAAGCCATGAGGGTTGCTTCTGGTTTAGGTAAGGCATTTAACATTGTTTATACAGGTGACTACAACATCTTTAGGGACGAAGGTGCTGAAGCACAAGGTGTGTTAAATGCACTTTGTACCACACGTCGTGTTAAGCCTATTTGGTTAGCACCTTTTGAACATATGACGTACAACTCTGTAGAACGTAGTAAAGGTATCTACTTAAGTATGCCTGAAGAACTACGTGAGTTGTACTGGTCCTGTAGACACCCTACAGATGCTCTTGATGGTTTTATTGTGTGTGGCGATTGCCATGCTTGTGATCGTCAAAAAGCAATGCAAGAAAGTCTAAAAAAAGACTTGACAAATGACTAAAAATATGCTATACTATTACTATAGTTAAACATTAGAGGAAACTATGACTCCCGAGCTTGAAACTTATTTTAATAATTATAACGAACTCTTCAACCACGAAGGTTTCAAACAACTCGTACAAGAACTCTCTACTAATGCTACTCAGCTTGCTGATATTCAAACAGTAAAAGACATAGAAGATTTATATTATCGTAAAGGACAAGTAGCTGCCTTTGCGACTATTATAAATTTACAAAACACTATTACTGCTGCTAGAGAGCAAGCAGAAGCAGAAGACGAAGAACCTTTAGATGTTTAAGGTCTATGACTTCCGTTGCACTAACGGACATGTCTTTGAAGAATTCGTACAGCCTAACGTCACAACTAGTAGGTGTGGTTGTGGCGCTAACGCTAAGCGATTAGTGTCTGCCCCATCTTTCCACCTTGACGGTGCTTCTGGAGACTTTCCAGGTCAGCACATGAAATGGGTTAGGGAACATGAAAAAGCTGGACGCAATAAAAAGGAGGACGCCTAAAGGCTAACCCTCTCACACTTTATCTCCATAACCATAATAAAAGGCGGAGTAGTTTAATATGTCAAGAGCGACAATTATAGACGAGCGTATTGAAGACGACTCTACAACAACTGATCTTGAAGCTACATCATTTGATGAGCCAACTCAAGAAAAACCTGAACCGAAAGCCAAACCTCAAGAAGATGACTTACCAGAGAAGTACCAAGGTAAGTCAGTACAAGAGATTGTACAAATGCACCAAGAAGCTGAAAAGATGCTTGGTCGTCAGTCTTCCGAAGTTGGTGAGTTACGTAAGGTTGTAGACGACTTCATTCATACACAACTCGAAGAAAAGAAACAAACACCTGTTCAACAGCCCGTTGACAATGATGACGACATTGATTTCTTTACTGATCCAAAATCAGCCGTTAGTAAAGCTATTGAGAATCATCCTAAAATTAGAGAAGCGCAGGAATACACTGCTCAGTACAAGAAGCAAACCGCACTTGCACAACTACAGTCAGAACATCCTGACATGCAAGACATACTAGGTGACGCTAAATTCGCTGAGTGGATCAAAGCTTCTAAATATAGGACTCAGATGTTTGTAGCAGCAGACCAGGAATATGACTATGACGCTGCTCACGAGTTGTTTAGTCTTTGGAAAGAGCGTAACCAAATGGTTAAGCAGACAGCCAAAGTAGAACGAACAGCACGTAAACAGTCTCTCAAAGCTGCAACTACCGGAACTGCTAGAGGAACAGCAGAGCGATCTCGTAAAAAGACTTATCGTCGGGCTGACATAATTAAACTCATGCGAACCGACCCTGAACGATATCAGTCTATGTCAGACGAGATATTCAAAGCATACGCAGAGGGTCGAGTTAAGTAGCCTAATTATCAAGGAGATTTATCATGGCTGGCGAAACCTCTGGAACTTATTTTACAGCTAATGCTGTAGTAGACAAAACTGCTGCTGGTACTTTCATCCCAGAAATCTGGAGTGACGAAGTAATTGCAGCATACCAAAAGAACCTCAAGTTGGCACCTCTTGTCAAGCGTATTCAAATGGCTGGCAAGAAGGGTGACGTAATTCACATTCCTAAACCTACTCGTGGTTCAGCCTCTGCAAAAGCAGAAGCAACTGCGGTAACAATCCAAGCAAACCTTGAGTCAGAGTTGACTGTCACTGTTGACCGTCACTTCGAGTACTCACGTCTGATCGAAGACATCGTTGAAGTACAAGCTCTCAACAGTCTCCGTCAGTTCTACACAGAAGACGCTGGCTATCAGCTTGCTCTTAAGGTAGATACTGACTTGCACTCAGCAGGTACTGGCTTTGGTAACGGCGGTGCAATCGTGTTCTCTGATTCAGTAGCTCCTACTGATTACCAGCACACTGGTTGTTTCTTCAATGACAACGGTACAACTACTCAGTACACCGACGACACGCTTGTTGCTGGTGATGACTTCACTGATGCGTTCTTCCGTGACATGATCCAAAAGCTTGATGACAACGACGTTCCTATGGAAGACCGTTGCCTCATCATCCCACCTGCAACTCGTAATGCCATCATGGGCATTGACCGATACGTGTCTTCTGACTTCGTAAGTGGTCAGTCAGTTAACAGCGGCCTCATCGGTAACCTGTACGGTGTAGACATCTACGTGTCTTCTAACTGTGCAACTATCGAAGCTGCAGCTGACAACACTGCAGGAACCGTTGATACACGTGCTGCTCTTCTCTTCCACAAAGACGCAATCGTCATGGCAGAGCAAATGGCCGTACGTTCACAGACTCAGTACAAGCAGGAATACCTCTCGACTCTGTACACAGCTGACACGCTGTACGGTGTCCAGGTTTACCGTCCTGAAGCTGGTTTCGTTCTCGCAGTTCCTTCTGCATAAGAACGACAAGAGGGGTCAGCAATGGCCCCTTTTTCCTTTCTCCTCCTTCTTCTCTGCAATAGGACTTTCCGATGTCGAACTACACTAAGACTACAGACTTTGAAGCAAAGGACTCGTTACCTACAGGCGACTCAGGAAAGATCATCCGTGGCGCTGAATTTGAAACAGAGTTTGACGCAATCTCCACAGCTATTGCAACCAAAGCTGACACAGCAGGGCCTACGTTTACAGGCACAGCAACTTTTGCAACTACTAACGCAACCACCGTACAGATTGGCGGTGTAGCTATTACTTCTACTGCTGCAGAGCTAAACAC